GTTTTTTAGAAAGTAATATTAAAAATGGATAAAGAAAAGTGCATTTTATGTGGAAAGGAATCGGTATCGGTTATTAAAACCGATACCGGTTTTATGTGTTATAATTGCTATGCCAATCAGCGTAATCCTTCACGTTCTAAAGAAGTACATAATAATGAGGAAGCTCGCATACAAACAGAGTTCTTTAAACTTCTTCCTCTATATTTCCCTAATATACCTGACAAACTTATATTTGCCGTTCCGAATGGTGGAAGTCGTCATGTTAGGGAAGCCGCTAACCTTAAACGTCAAGGAGTAAAGCCCGGAGTTTCCGATGTAATCGTACTCATACCGAAAAAAGGATTTGCTTCGCTCTGTTTAGAGTTCAAGATTAAGACAGGGAAACAGTCAGATCATCAAAAAGAATTTCAAAAACAAGCGGAATTATGCCGCAATAAGTATGTAGTAGTCCGAAGTGCATCACAAGCAATTGAAGAACTAAAGAAATATCTTTTTTAATAGGAATGTAGTAGGTGATACAGATAAATATAAAAATACCCCGACTTATCACAAGCCGAGGCATCCAAAGTTTTTTTATTATGAATCTTAGTGTTATTTTTTTAGTAGTTATTCC